CAGTTCCATCTCCTATTATGATATATCCATGTTTAATGCCAAAGGCTCTACATTCTTTGTCAGTTCTCATTAATATATCTATGTGATATACACCATTTTTAACTACGATTTTCCCACCTCTGTCGGTTACAGTATAAGTTTTACCATCTATAAAACTTCCCGTACCACTTGGTTGTATCTTTGTTCTGAACGGAATACTCTTAGGTGCAGCGCATGTACGTTTGCTAGGGTCTAATTTTCCACCCATGCTTTGATATATTCCACCTTCTATTCCAGGTCCTGGCCAATATGCAGTAAAAATGGCTTTTACTTTCTTGCCGTTTAATATTTTTTCTCCATCATTGTAATTATTATCATTGTATGTTGTTTCTTGTTTTTCTTCATCTTCTCCTGCTTCAACTTCGTTCATTAAGTTTTTATAATTAAGATTAAGCGCTATTTTATATTCTCCATTTTCCCAAGTATGAGAGTCTGTATCTATATAAAATAGTCCTTTTAATCCTGTTGATGAGTCTGTAACAGTCACACCATATCCAGTAATACAAGTGGTATCTCCATATCCATCCAAAGATGCACTTCTTTCTCTATCGTTTAATTTTTTCTTTGCTTCTTTTCTAGCACTTTCTAAATCTATAACTGTAGTAGTTGTTGTTTGGTTATTGTCAGTTACATCTGTTGATGTATTTGAATTTGATATTTTTTTACCTCCAATAGTAACTTTTGAATACCAAGCATTTGATTTATTTCCTCTGAGTGTATTTCCTCCACCTCTCTCAAAACAAGCGCCAAAATAATAACCAGCTTTATAAGCATCTGTTAGCTTTATAAATTTGCTTACTCCTCCTACTTTACTATTAAGCAATGATTTAGTTGTGCTATCTTCTCCATTTAATTCATCCCACATATGTTGTAATTGGAGATTTAAGTTTGTCCAGCTTACTCCTTTTTTAGTAGCTTTTCTTTTCAAGCTTGCTAATCTTACTCCTAACCATTGAAATAATCCACTTGCTCCTATACTATTAACAGAACTTGTATTGAATGAGCTTTCACATTCTGCATTAGCTACTATTGCAGCTGCAACCTGTGGAGTGCAACCTTTGCCTATACAGAAATCAAATATAGATTTTGCTATTGAATTAGTAGTATTTAATGAAAAAGAGTTGTTTTTAGTAGTTGAAGATGTAGAAGCGGAAACTGCCATTGTTGATATTTCAGATGTTGCTGATTGTGTAGTTTCTGATGTTTGGCTTTCAGCTTTTACAACTTCTTGAAATAATCCATACAAATCTATTGAATTACTATTCTTTTCTTCTCCTATTTTATTTCCTGAGTCATCTACTATAATTACTCTATTTACTACATTCTCTATACTAGATTTATAAGTTGTTGATATTATATTTTCTTTTTCTTTGAATTGAACATCTAACTTTATATCTCCTTTTAGGGCTGTGCATATCTCACCTTCCTTAGCATAGCACATATATTCTTTGCCATTACTAGCATGAGAATTTGTATAAGCACTCATTATAGTGTCATACATGCTTACTCCTATAAATACTTTGCTCCATGAAACACCATCACTTACAATACTTCCTTTTTTAAGTCCATATTTTGAATAATCATCTAGCATTTGAGTAGTTATTTGACTAGCAGTCTTGTTCTTGAAGTTGTAATTAACTTTAATATTAACTAGTTTTTGTGCATGGTCATAAGCCATGTAGCTTGTAGTATCAGTAGTTTTTTCTATACTGTATATAAATCCTCTGAACAATTCTTTTTTATTCTCATAAAAAAATACCATGTAGCCTTCTTTAATGTCGACTATTGGTATTTTTTTATCGTATTTATTTGAAATTATTGAAAATTCTAGCTTTCTTGATGCTTGTTTATAATCTCCACTCCAAGTAACTTTTTCTACTAACTGTGTTATATCTGTTTTTTTATTATTTCTATCAACTATTTTTAGTGTTATCATTATATCACCAGCTTCCATCCAGCTTTAATTATTGTATTTTTAGTCAATGAAGGATATTTAGATTTATTTTTTTCTATTATTTTTTTATAGCTTGATCCTTTTCCATAATATTTCTTTGCTATATCATATAGTGTATCTCCCTTTTTTACTGTATGAATTGTTTGTTTACTTTTGGTTGAAGTTTTATTTTTATTATTGTTTTTATCTTTTGAAGATGTCCTATTTTTGTTATCAGTTTTCTTTTTAGCTGGAGTTGTTGATGATATTTTAATTTCTCTATATTCCTTTAGATTGATAGTATAATATACATCTCCTGTGCCATCTTGTTGAGAAAAGGTAAAATCAGTTATTCTTGCTTGGAAGTTTATTTCTGTGCCAGTTACTATAAATCTCATTACTTCACCATTATTCATGTAACTTCTTATTTTAGATACACAGGTCCATTGTTTTGGATAATTAGAATAATTTACAAATTTATATTTTCTTTTTGGATTTGGAAAAAATGATGATATCTCTATTGTTCTTAATCCTTTACCTCCAAATATTGCAACATCTCCTAATCCTGTTATATTACTGTCATTTATTATTGCATAATCTTGTACATTTATAGTAGAAGGCAATATGGGAAATCTAAATATATGTTTATCATTTTTTAAATACATCTCCATAATGCAATATTACCTCCCTTACTAAGTTATTATTTTTTGTTCATTTAGTTTTCTGACTATTCCTGATGTTACTTTTTCTATATCCGCTTCTTCTCTAATCGTCATCCCGTAGAAATTATTAACAATTTGAGGAGTATTACCTTTGCCTTGTCTCCATTTATCAGCATCCCTTCTCGGTAAAATTGCTTCTCCTTGATGCAGATTTGCTAAATAATTATTATAAGGAACTCTTTGAAGCCCTGCTGCATGGTTTCCATTTTCTGCATTACTTAGTGATTCTGTTACTTTTTTAACTGTAGCAACTATAGGATTATTTGTGATTTTATCTTTTAATCCTTGCCATGCACTTTTTATATCACTAATTACACCTGATATTTTTTCTTTTACATTATTAAAAGCATTTATAGCAGTATTTTTAATAGCATCCATTGCATTTTTTATAGCATTTTTAATAGCATTCCATTTTTCTACTACTATAGATTTAATTGCTGATACAATAGTTGATATGGCAGTTTTTATAGCATTCCATACATTCGTAACTACTGTCTTGATTGCATTTCCTACTACTGATACAACTGTTTTTATTTCATTCCATTTATTTTCAACTAACATTTTTATAATACTTACAATTGTGCCTATTACAGTTTTTATTCCATTCCATATTGCAGTTACTACTGTTTTTATTGCAGTTGATATAACAGTTACAGTTGTTTTTATCTCGTTCCATTTATTTTGAATTAATGTTTTAATAAAATTAATAATTGGTGCTAAAGCTTCCTTTAACTCATTCCATTTACTTACTACCCAATTCTTTAGTTCAGTAGCTTTTGCACAAACTGTATCCCAGTTTTTATACAATGCAACTCCTATGGCTATAAGTGCTCCTATTACGCCTATAACTATTAGAACTGGGGCGCTTAAGGCTGCAAATGCTCCTGATACAACTCCCATAACAGTACTTATGCCAGCAAATGCTAATTTTACCGTTGTTACTACAACTATTATAGTTCCGATAATTCCTATTAGAGTTGTTATAGCTGCTACTACCATTGTTATGCCTGATACTAATTGAGGATGTTCCTTTATAAATTCTTGGAACTTTTGAATTACTGGTTGTATAGCATCCGCAATTTGTTTTATAGCTGGTGCTAATGCTTCTGCAAAAGCCGATTTAATTCCGTTAATTGCTGAATTTAAAGGTGCTAATGCTGAACCTAATTCTGCTTGTGCCTTTTGTGATTCCCATAAAGATTTATTATAATCAATCATGGATTTATTAGTTTTATCATACGTTTCTTTACTTTTTCCGTATGCTTGATTTAATGTATCTGTTATAAGTTTATTTTTTTCAGATACAGTTTTACATGCCTCTAATTTCTTATTAAAACTATCTTCACTTATTCCAGCCCAGTTCAAAGCATCTGCTAAGTTTCCTGTAACTTTACTAACTTGTGCTGTTTCAGTAATCGATTCGGTTAGTGATTCAATAGGGATACTATCTCCATATGCACTCCATACCGCTAGGGAAGCATTGATAGTTTTATCTAATTCACTTTGAGATAGCCCCATCTTTTGTAAATTGGAAACAACATTGACTGCCATCATATCATCACCAGTATATCCATATACTTGTCCAGCATTTTTATTAGCATCTTTCTGTTTATATCCATTTTGTTTAGTTGATCCTTGTAATTTACTTTGTAGAGAATTAAATTCTTTAGTAGCTTCTGTTAATTCCATTAAGTTTTTAACTACATCAATAATTTTTCCTCCAAATTCCATCATCTTTTGTCCAGCTTCCATAACTCCCATAGCTTTTATACCTTTGGCTGCTTGGTCTGCTGCTCCATTTGTATCTTTCAATGAATTATTTGTATCTTTTGCTATATCTGTTAAATCAGTCATTGAATTAGCAGTATCTCCAGTTGCCTTTTGTACATCTTTCATAGCACTATTTACATCACTAGATGTTTTATTTAAGTCTTTCATTTCATTTTGAATTTCATTAAGAGGTTTGCTGATTTCATCTTTTAATTTTATTACCGCTTCTAATGTTTTATCATTTGCCATAATCTCACCTCCTTTTATTTAATATTTAGAGTAGGAAAAATATTTTTATTTTTTGATATTTTATAAAATTCCTCTGACTCTTTTCTTACAAATGCTTTTATTATAGTCTTTTCTCCAAATCCCATATTATAATAATGAGATGGCATTATATTTTTATATTTAAACAGATAGTACATTGTTGCTATTTCACTATCTGTTTCAATTAGTTTTTTATTTCTTCATCTACTTTTTCTATTTTCTTTAAGTCTGATAAATTATTTATTGCATTTACTAAGTCCTCTACTTCTCCTTTAAGAAGCAATTTATTTATAAGTTCTTTTGGAGTAGCACAATCAAAATGTTCTCTAAGTGCCTTATCCTTGAATATTGGACAACCTTCCATTATAGTTAATACTTTTGTTTTATATACATCTATGTCTGATACGTTTCCATCTTCAATTTTTATAGCTTTCTGTTGTATTTCTGTAGCCTTTTCTGCATTTATAGCTTGTATTTCAAATTCTAGTTCTTCACCTATTTTTTTTACATACATTTTATGTATAGCAGTTGGTGTTTCTAATGTCCCTGCGTCTATTTTCATTAATTTATCTATTATATTCATTTGATTTCCTCCTAAAATAAAAATAGGCTTTAGTTAGAAACACCAAAGCCTTTATGATATTATTTTTTATATTAAATCTATAAATTTATATTTTGTAAAAGTGAATGGGCATTCCACTTCTCCTAATGATTTAACTTCAAAATCAAATAAAGTTAAATCATCAAAAGATACTCCTGATATACTTATTCTTTCACTTCCTCCATTACCTGGGTCAGCTAATTTTCCAACTATTGTTACATCTGGTTCTAGACCATCTTTCATAAAATTAGCTAACAATTTTATCATTCTAGAGTTTGTTTTCTTAAGTGTCATAGAGCCAGTTCCACTATATCCTGTTATTTTATGTTGAGTCATCATTTCACCGCAGATATCTATATCTTCTTTGTCAAATTCTATTTTAGCTTGGAAAGCTGCTATTTCATCAACTAATACATCATTTATCCAAACTTCCATTTTGTTATCATGTAGCATTTTATTCTACATTTCTCATGGTTTCCCATGAGTTCAGACTATGTCTTCACCTTTAACTTAATAGTAAGGTGACGGGTACTCGTGTTGAGATTATTGGTTTGTCTCCGCACTCATTAGTCGTTGCACCTTCCTAACTACTTTTATGACATTCGTTAGGCTCGGCTCAAAGTTGCCATAAATAAAATTCCTGCATTTTTTCTGATATTTTACCATATTTAGTATGTAGGCATCGTATTTTTTCTTTACTTATATTATAAATATAGTTATTATTCTTAGGTTTTCTTTGAATTCTCCCGTTTTTTAACTAAATATTTCTACTTAGTGGGGCAAAGTTGGATAGAAGTAATACACTTACCCCAAGTACCATTTATTACTTCGTTAGCTTTCAATTAAAAACACCTCCTATATAAAATAAAAAAGAACTTAATAAAAATTAAGTCCTTAAAAATTGTTTATAAATCATATATTCCATCTTCAAGTCTTTTTATTGCAGTTTTTATTGTTTTAAAATCTACTTTCATTCTATTAGCTTCTCTATTGATAGATGAACCATTTTTAAATTTATATTATAGATATTTTATGGAAATATTATACAAAGCATCTGATTTTTTATTTCAATGGCATCAGATGAAGCAGCGAATGCTAATACTTTCTATCGCATCAAGAATTTTACATTCTACTGCTATAAACACTTGATCTCCTGTATTTGCTTCTCTTATCTGTTGATCGCTCATAGTAGATATATTAACTCCATTTGATTTTAAGTATTTCTTTTGTTCTTTCATATCTATATCAACTGTTACTGTATTTTTTTCAACTAGTCCATCATTAATCAATCCATCAAAATAACCATGGATAGCTGTAATTAGTAATACTTTATTATCATAACTGTTACTTAATTTTCCAATATATGCATCTCTTGCAGTTTTTCTTATATCATTTGCTATTAAGTCCATTATGTCAACAGTCTTAATTTTTTGAAATAAATCACCTTTACTTTGTATATCTGTTACAGTTGTATCAGATACAGTAGTTAAGCTGTTTACTCCTCTTGCCACTTTTATTCTTCCTGATTCCTTATAAAGAATAAATTCGCCTTTCCCTACTTTTTCAGTTGTTTCAGTTCTTGATTCATAAGGTATCAAATCAACTTCTG